TTGGAATCCTCGCCTAGCAAGATTGACTTAGCGGCATCGGACAGGTTAAAATTTCCCATTTTGAAAATCTCCTTGATTTATATTGGATATTTATAATTAAAGTTTTTTCATGAAGTTCTCAAATATGTGTAGACTGACTTCTTCAATTTCTCTCTGTGAAGCACGGCGAATTTGTTGAATTGCCTGAGAGTGATCCTGTTCTGTCCAAACACCATTGACTAACATCCATTCTTTACCTTCCATAATACCTTGAACAAATGCTCCAGGTGCGGAAGGGTCTGCTACAATATCTGCCGCTGTGGCTAGATAAAAATCGTTCTGAACAACATTAACACCGTTAACGTTCTTCAATGAACCCATACCTCTTGAAGATACACCTAACTGAGCACCACCCTCAATCAATTGACGAGCAATATTACCCATTGGAGTATCTAGAACTTTGGCTTTACCAATCCATTGTGTGCCATCTTCTTTTAAACCTTTGATAAGGATGGCAACACGGTCTAAATTGATAGTTGGTGTTTCAGGATGACCTAATTCACCAAAGGCACGGTTTTTATTAATGTATTCTTCTGTATAACGATGAACTTCTTTCTTCATCGTATTGTATTCGTATAGACGGCCATTCTTATTCTTCTTTTCAGAAACGAGGAAAGGACCCTCAATAAAGAGTTCTTTTTTGCCGTCTGCGCCTTCGGTAATATAATTTACCGTTTCGTTAATTTCTTTGATTAGTTTCATATTCCTAATGCGCCTCTTTTTCTTAAAGATGTTTTTCTTTTTCTAATTGTTTGCTTAATTTTAGCTAACCGTTTAAACTTACTTCTTTTAGCACCTAACTGTCTATCTCTACGTTCATGGTAAGACATACGAACTAATTTGCCACCACGAATTGTATAACCTGGTAAGTTAGAAAAGGTTTTGTTTCTTTGAACTTTACCTTTTCTTACACGAACCCTAACAATTCTTTTTCTGCCAACTTTTTGTACCACGCCTTCAGTTAGCAAAAACTCCTTAAAGGTTAACATTCTTACTGTTTAGCACCAGTAATAGCATACTGACCATAGTTAAATGCAGCAGGATCATTAAACTGACCACGCTGATAATATGCGTTGTCTTTTCTTAATGTAACAATTAAAGTGTATGCTGTGTTTGCAGTTACGCCGTAAGTATTAATTCCTAAATTTCCATTTGGACTGATAGCATTATTCATGATAGCAGGATTTTGTTGACTACCAAATTCACCGTTACCGTTCAAATAGAAAATAGTAGCATTGTTTGCTGTTGTGCTACCTGCCCAAAACAGTTCAACAGAACCAGGAGGAGTTGAAGTTCCCATACTTACAAAGTATTGTGCTCCAGTTAACTGTAAATTATAGTAAGGCAATGCAGTATTGCTAACACTTAAAGAACTTCTTAATGGCACACTATTTGCATCTAAAGCACCATACAAAGTATTTGCTTGAATACGAGCATTGTTTGATTCATTTCCAGAGGTGCCGTCAAATTGACCAGTTAATTTAATAACGGCATCTGTTGTTGTATCTCTCAATACTTGATATGTAAATTTGTTTGCCATCTTTTATCCTGTGTTTATAGTTACATATTTATGTAAGTTATTCTTGGCTAGAAGCTTCTGAATCTTCTTCTTGTGAAACTTCAGAATCTTCTTGTTCTTCTTCATCAGCCAACATATTTTGAGCCATGTTTTGTTTGGCTAACTCAAAATGAGCTGATACTTTTGCATGAATATTGTCATACAAAGCGTTACGAAATTCTACGCCATTATCATCCATAGCGTAATCAATAATATTGCGAGTTGAGTAATCCGGCATCATTTTCTCCTAAGGTATTCAAATATTTATAATAAATCTATTCATCTGCTTCATCTTCTTCATCACCAACTGGACCTTCAGGTTGCTTTGGTACATTAGACATCATCATCTGTTGTGCCACTTCATTACCTACACCAACTGGTAAACCAAGACCTTGTTCTTTTTCCTCATCAATTTCTGCTTGCATTTCTTTGATTTGGTCATCAGTCAAGCGTAAAACTTGACGCTGAATCCAAGCTTGTGAGAAATAACGACCTGTATAAGGATCGACCTGGCTTAACAAGCCAAGTCTTTCTTTCATTAATTCGGCATCTTTAAGTTCAGTAAAGTTGTTGTCTTTAATGAAGTCATAATAGATGTGTTCTTTAAATTCATTCCATTCTTCATTGGTACAAATACCTTTGAGGACGCACTGAACACGAAGTGCTTGGTCGAATAACTCAGCAAACTTGTTACGGAGTCTATCAACAAATTTAGCAAACTTTAATTCGTCACGGGTAATCTCATTGGTACGACCAAGAGTAAAACCGGCTGATTCTGGATTTAAACGAGAAACAGGAACATTCAATGCTTTGTATAGTTTCTTTTCAAAATACTTAACATCTTCTAACTCACCTAAGTTTTGGCCACCAGGTAATGTAGAAATCTCTGTGCCTTTTCCACCTTCACGGCGTGGCAACCAAAAATCTTCCATCATAGATAAGAATTTACGGTCATCACGAACTTCACCTGTGTTGGCATCATATACAAGTTTGTTCTTGTATTTTACCATGATGTCACGGAGGTATTGTTCTGCCTTTAGTTTAGGTAGATTACCCACATCAATGTAAAAAATGCGGCGCTCAGGGGCACGGCTAATACGATAGATGACAGTAGCATCTTCAATCATCCTTAATTGGTTGAGTGGTTTTATAGCCTTATGAAGATAAGACAATACGACAGCTCTACGAGAATCCATAAGACCAGACACAACGGAAATAATAGAATCTGTGGTAATACGAACACCGACTGGTCCAAAATTAGATGAAGAACCAGTAGTAACCTTATCATTGAAAATATAATATTCGTTAACAACGTTCATTACCTCCACACCAGTGCGTTCATCTTTTTTCTTCTTCATTTCACGAACTTTACGGAGTTTGCGTGGGTCAATGTAACGAAGTTCTTTGATACCTTGAACAGGATTTTCTCGGTCGATAATAATGTGGTAATACATCTTACCATCAACATAGTACCTACGGAAGATATCTTGTGCCATGTTGTTATAATTCAACATACGAAGAATTGTAGAGAATTCTTCTTTAATGGCTTTTTTGATTTTATCTGGTTGTTTTAAATCATCCAGAACAATTTGAATAATTTTACCATCATCGTCTTGGCAGATTGCTTCACCAACGATATCATCAATGGCAGATTCAATTTCTGGCTGCATCGCCATTTCACGATAACGGGAGATAAGTTCTACTTCATTTTTGGCAGTACCGTCTAAGTCAACATATGTTCCATAATATGCTGCTGAGGTAATAGTGAGAGCGCCATCATCGTTTGAAGGAGGCGAAAAGGATTGTTGCACAGCTTGGTCGTCATTGGCCTGCTTTCGTGCAATTGTAAAACCAAAAAGAGAGAATTTATTAGCTGCCATATTGTGTTATATCCAATTCAAAAAAACATAATGAGAGGACCGAAGTCCTCTCGTATAATAAAAAAATTAACCGGTCGTATCTGTGCTAGCGGCATTAGTCCAATGTTGGAAAGCAAATGTTACTGAATATTCTTCAATGGTATCATTTGAACTCCAATCTAAATCAATTGGAGCAACATCGAGTGGGAACATACCTACAAACTTGTAACTATTGATGATTGCACCAGTTTTACCATATTGGTTAACAGTTGCGTCAACGCTATAGCTTGATGGGCTAACTGCGTTGGCACTACGAACGTTACCAGCGTGGCTATTGATAGCATTCATCCAAGATTCCATAGAATTGCGAATCAAGAAATCTTCATCGTTAATAATTTGTAATGTCCAGTCAGCAAAACTACGGTTACCTGCAAACTTTAATTCACGACCAAAGTAATACAAAGGTACTTGACCAATTGTAGAACCTGGCAACTGAGCTGCTTTTGCCATGAACTGCAACTTTTGACCAGCTGCAGTAGAGTTATTGGCATATGTTGGTAATGTTAGAATTACTTGGAATAGATTGGGACGGGCACCGTCACCAATCAGATTCGCTCTAAATTCTGCTACGTTGAATGTCATTGTTTTCTCCTATATCTTTATTTATTAGAACTGTCCAACGACTGTTGTGAAGTCAACGCCAGTTCTAACAGCAACAAAGTTCAACTGGATAAAGTTGATAGAACGAGCAGGCTTAATATAAATGTCACCAACAAATTGGTTAGCATTAACAACTTGTGCAGTATTGTTTGTAGAATCACAAACTACCTTAAAGTCTTGAATACCACGGCG